TTTCGGTTGTTTTTGGTTGTTTTCGCTTGTTTTCGGTTGTTTTGTTGCATTCTGATTGCCTTTAGGAGCTCCACCCTTTTTCCCATTCTCGGAGTTTTGAGCAGACTGCGCTTCCTGATCAGCCATTGTGCGGTCAATAGTTCCCTTCATGGATTTCCAGACGATCCGCAGATCTCTGGTCTCCAGCTTCGGAACAACGCCGTCCCGTGTATATTGCATGGCAGCCATCGTCAGGATGCCGACTTCCTCCGGAGTGAGTTCCTCAAACAACTCATCCCATTCAAAGAAAAATTTAAAGTATTGATGTTTACTGCTCATCTGCGTCCTCTTCCTCCAGGCTAAACCAGAAATCGATTACCTCATCAAAGTTATCTGCCTGATCTACAATATCTATGCTGCCCTGATTGTAGGCATATCTCAAAGCCTCAAAGACTTCCTTTGTCAATATCTTCATCGCGCCCTCCAATGATCTTTAAAAACTCTTCCAGGTCAATGCAGACCTTCCACTTCTCATGTGACTTCCGGAAGACCACAAGCGGAATTTCTTCCGCTTTATGGTCACGCTCTGCCTGATGGATCCAGTCCCAGATCTTGGTCGTCTCGCATCTCTTGACCTCGATATGAAAACCGTCAAGACCGATCACATCGGCAGCGTCTCCGGTGTTACCGCAATATTGGGCAGTGCGCCTCGCATCATATCCATGTTCCTGAAGGATATGAGCGACTTCCAGCTCGCCTCGTTTCCCTTTTTGTTTACTGTTTGCCATTGCTCCTCCTAATACCTGATGTGAAGGTTTCCATGCTCATTGATCCAATCGATGACCTCTTTGTATCCGAGACCACCATCCTTCCAAGGCTTCATGATCCATTCGTACTGCTTCGGATGCGTGACCTTCATTCGTTCAAACCGACCTTCGCCTTCCTTCTCCAAGTGGCATCCATATCCACAGAACATACAGCCAGTGCGGTTGCATCCGGTCGTTTTCAGTTTCGGAGCTTTCAGCTTGTCATCAAACTCTGACCAAGTCATCTGTCCTGCAAGTTCGTCATCTTCCACAATGTCTCCATAAACCGAGCAGATTGGTAGGTTGAACTTTTTAATATACTCAAGTACGTCCTGCTCTGTCCAAAATGACATCGGTGCAGACCTTGGTGTTTTTGCGTTAAACGCATTGCAACCAGTTTTCAGCCAGTGCGCTGTTCGAAGCCTGCTCTCTTGTGCCATTGTCGCCATGATCGGAAAACGTCCGGTTTCTTTCGCATACTGCTTGAACGGTGTCTTTTTCATTACGGAACAGCACTTGTTCGATATTTCAAAAGGTGACTCAAGGAAAAAGGCATACCTTGATTTGTCATATTGATTCGAATACTCTCCGGTTAAAACACCTTTTTCTTTGTGAGGATAAATACCGAGCAGTATTTTCATTCTTGCAGGAAGTTTATCGATTGCGCGAGGATCTGCTTGTTTAATTGCTTTGTACCAGTCAGTTGTTCCGAGTATTCTATTCGTTTCAAAAGCATAAATATGGTTCGGATCCTGAAGGTGAGCCATTGCGAGAAGCTCTTCTTTAGGGATAGCTCCCATCTTCAGTGCATGATAGCAATCGTTCTCCTTGTCCGCTCTTCTGTCGACTCCGATCAGATCTGCGATGGCATAAGCGCAAGTTACCTTCTGTCTGTCTGTCTGTCTGTCAACGCTTTCCGATGCTGTGATGCTTGTCAAGTATTTTCTTGCACCTTGTACGCACTCGGAAACCTCTTTGCTTATGAACGGATAGCCATAAGTCTCGATCACTTTCCGGAAGTTCATTTTTGGCTTCAGCCATTTGACGTTGTCAAAGGTCTTCACAAAGTCCCTGATCTCCGGATATTCCAGCCCAGTGTCGCAGAAGACTGCAGGAACAGACTTGTCGATTTCCCTGACAAGGTGAAGCAAAACGGTCGAATCTTTTCCACCACTAAATGAAACATAAGCATCGTACTCATCCAACCAGCCTCTGATTCTGTCCTGCGTCAGTCTGATCTTTAGGTTTAACGGAAGTGCCTGCATCTGTCGCAGGTCATCGATTGTGTGTACTGCCATGTCTACCTCACTTCTCGATCTCCTGATGGATCATGATGTCGGTCAGGTCGTTCGGATCCTGTCCGGTCTTCCAGATCTTCAGGTACTTTTCGACTGTTTGCCAGTCGGTCTTGTAGCCTTGAGTCTGCTTGTGTCCATCTTTATCAACCGTGATTAACGTGAATTTAATTTCCATAGTTCATCTATCTCCTTTTCTTTTCTTTTGTTTTTAGCGGAATGGGAGCCCTTCTGTTTCGTCAGCTCCAGCAGGGACATTAACGAATCCATATCCTGCATTACTGGGTGCGGGTGTCGCTGTTGATGTCTGCACCTTGTTGATGGTCTTCGGCTTCGGAACTCTCTCATCAAAAGCCGTGTCATATCCGCACCAGAACGCTGCTTTGACGGTCTTCGGATAAACTCCGTTCATGAGGTCTGTCATAGTGGCCGTCTGCGGTTCGTACTCCTCCTCACGGAAGATAACGCCGACCTTCAGGTTCATCAGCTGACGCGGATCCAGTTCACCGCCCGGCGCAAGTTTAAAGTTCGCATTGCTGTGATCGAGTGCGGAGAGGAACTTATTGAGGTTTGTTTCCGCATACTGGCCCTCAAGAACGATGTACATATTGCAAGGCCATTTCTTGTCGGCTCTTGTGTCAGCCTCGAAGCGCTTCTGGAAGAAGCCCGGCTGTGTGTCCTCAAAGGATGTGTCAAGTCTGATAGTAAGCATCTGCTTGCCTGTGCTGCTCTGTCCTTCGATGGCATCACGGATGATGCACTTATGACCGCCCGGAGTGATCTGCTCCCTGGTCTGGTTGTAGTCTTTGTTAGTGTCATAACTATTTGGTATTTTCATTTAGTTTCCTCCTGTTATTCGTAATAATCGATTTCATAGTGCCAGCTCGGATCCGCTTCACGTTCCATATCAAGAACGAACTTTGCAGCCCATTCCGTCAGGTATTGCTTCGGAAGGTTGATACCGTCATGCGGTGCAAGCGGATCTCTCCATTCTCCGTCCACATCAATGCGGAACCGATCCATGTAGATCTGGCGCTCGTTCATCTTTGATCGTTTTAAAATAAAGCTCATAGTCGCTCCTTAAATTTTCTGAGAATGTATTCGCCATCGATGCCGGTCAGCATCTGACACCAGTCGCTCAGGAGAAAATGTTCCACGTCTTCGATCATCCACCGGGCCTTAAGGTCGCCCGGATGTCTCCTGAGCCGTCTTCTCGCCCAGCGCAGATCCTTGAAGGCCTGCAGAACGATGGCATTGATGAAGTCTTCCCAGTTCTGTTCCATTTATTCCTCCGGTGGTTCCGGCGCATCCATGTCCCAGTATTCGCGGATTTTCTGATCGACCATCTTGAGATCATTGTCGATCTTGAGCTCGTCAAACATCCCGATCGGGCTTTTGCTGACTGCGCCTTCGTGCGTCTGCGTGATGAAGTAGTATTTTCCGCTTTCTTCCTTGCACCGCAGCACGATGGTGAACATCCCTTCCAGGCAGACTTTTTCGTCGAGCATCTTTCCGATCGTCTTCGGTTTTACATCGCCGAAGTCGTTCTTGTCCTCATGCATCATGATGTAAACGATCTTGTCATCCGGAAGGTTTTTGATAAACATGATAAGATTCCAGAAAGCATCGCCCAGATCATTGTAGAAGTTGAAGATTCCGTTTCCGGAGCTGGCCTGACTATGTCCTCGCATGAATTGATTTGTGATCAGATAGCCAGCGTCATCAATGACGATGCTTTTGACCTTAGAACTTGCCAAAGAGGCAAAAACTGTTCTATAATCATCAGTGGAACACTGCTTGATCTTTCCACGGAACGGCAGTGGTTTTCCAAGAACGTTAATCAGGTTCCAGTTAGGATCATTGACGCAGTTACGCATTGATGTTGACTTTCCGGATCCTGATTTTCCTATAATTAAAACTGGTACTCCCATTTGGTTCTCCTTTCCTGATATTTCTCAAATTTTTTAAGATTAATTTTGTAAACGTTTCCTTCTTTGTGTCCGTATTGCCAGAAGTCTGGGTCGTGACACATACGCTGCAGATAATTCCGGCCATAGCCTTTTTCCCTAAGTTCTTTGATGGTGAAGACTTCCTGTTCCTGCGTCATTCGTTCATCACCGCCTCGATCTTGCTGTCAATCCGTTCGATCGTGTCATTGCTTCTGGCCTTGCTGATCTCAACCAAGCCGATCATCAGTGCTGCCACAATCAGCAGGATCACCAAAAGGAAGATTAAAAGTCTTTTGTTCATAGCTTTTCTCCTCGATGTATTTCTCGATCTTCTCGACCGATTTCTTGATTGCCTGTAATAGTTCGATGATGCTCTGCGGATCGCCATCTGATTCATTTGTTATTACCTCCTCCTTTTTCTCTTCGATCAAGTACAGATCCTTTGGGATGCTCAATGCCAGAGCGACAAGACTCATGCACTGGGCTGTTGCTTTGTTCGCCCGGCAAACCCCGGCGAGATAATCCTTCGAGCCTCCGAGCCTCTTCGATGCTTCCGGAAGAGTCAGCCCGGTGGTCAGGATCAGGTTCTTCAGCTTGTTGCCGTCGATCGGGTAAGTTCTGGCCCTGCTCATCTTTTGCCTCCTTCCTCAAAATAGATCGTCAGATCTTTGATCTTGTGCTTTGTGGTGATGACGACCTCATCTTCGTGACTGATCTCATCAATCTCCGCCCGGAGTTCCCTGATCAGCTGGTTCTGGTCATCGATTTCTTCTTCCAAAGCTTTGATTTCCTCGTTTGCTTCCTTCAGCTCCTTGATGGCTGCATCGAGCTTGTCCTTGTACTGAAGCTCTTGAATTGTGATTTCCTCCATTTCTATCTCCTTTCAACTTGATTTTTACGCAAGTTCGTTGGTAAAAAAAATATCTTCAGGATGCTCAATATCCAATAACCGAATGATTGTAGCAATTTCCTGACGATTAAAACTGCCATCGTTCTGCATCTTCCTGTAAAACGTGGATTCGTTGATTTGAAGAGCTTCGCAAAGCTTTTTCGTAGATACATTCTTAAGAACCATTTGTGCCTTCAGGCGATTTCCATCAAACATTTTTGACCTCCTTTCCTCTTGCGTTTTACGCAAGTTAATATATCATGCATCCACTTCCGTGTCAATGCGTTTCTGCAAGTTTTTTATTTTTATTTGCTCGGCTCGTTGCACTTTTGCAATATGTTTGGTATATTACTCTTACAGAAACAAGTTAGAAACAAATAAAAATATGAGGTTGCGATCATGAAAAATAACAATATCATCAATACCAGAAGGATTGAACTCGGATTAACAATGAAACAGTTAGCAGATGCGGTAGGAGTCAGCGAGAGCACAATTTCTCGATGGGAATCTGGCGAAATCGTAAATATTCGCAAAGATAAGCTTCCGGCACTCTCGACAGCATTGCGCGTCCCGATCGTGAAGCTCGTAGGCTTTGGCGATTATCCTTTTGCTGTTGGCAAATCAATAGAAGAAGTGTGCGTGAAGAAACAAATCACGATTAAATCCCTGGCTGATGCTTCCGGAGTTCCTGTCTCCGAGATCGAGGCATTGATCGCCAATGAATACGAACCTATCACAATCGAAACCGCGACAAAATTAAGTAAAGCGCTCGATGTCAGCATTTCAACTCTGCTCAAGTACAACACAAATCTGTTGTCTGCAGAATGGAACGAAGCAATGGCGCAGTCTGATTCCGATGCAATTGCAAAAGCATTTGCCAGAAGAACGATTCCGGTTTATGGAAGAGTCGCAGCAGGGATTCCGATCGAAGCAATTGAGAACATTATCGACTTTGAAGAAATCCCGGACGCATGGCCGGGTGAATATGCAGCTCTTAAGGTTAAGGGTGACAGCATGGCTCCGCGGATCATGGAAGGCGACGTTCTGATCGTTAAGATTCAGGACGATGCAGAGTCTGGTGATGTGGTAGTGGCCATCGTGAACGGTGAGGATGCCACAGTAAAGAAATTGATCAAACAAGGCGATGGAATTGTCCTTCAGCCACTAAATACCGCCTATGAACCGATGTACTTCTCCAAATCAAACGTTGAGACCATCCCAGTCAAGATTTGGGGGAAAGTAGTTGAAAACCGTCAGAAGTTTTGAGGAGGTGTTCCACATGAAATATAAAAAACAAGTTTACCTGGGCTATGATTCCAAGGGCAAGCAGATCCGGAAATGGTTCTACGGTGAAACCAAAGCCGAACTAAAATTAAATATCGAACGGTACAAGGAAGAGGCTCGGAAGCTGAAGAACCCTTCCGATGTCACCTTCAAGGAATACTCTGCACAATGGAAACGTGTTTATAAATCCAACCGGGCAAAGCAGACGGTCGATATGTACGATAACGCATTGAAGAAATGCGGTGACATCGATCCAGTTCCGATCAAAAAGGTCACGAAGTCGATGTGTCAGGGCCTGATCAATGAGCACTGGATCCATCCGTCAGCTGCGGAAGATCTCGCGGACACTCTGAAGCAGATCTTTAAGACGGCCATCGCAGACGGAATTATCCTGGCAAATCCTGCGGACGGCCTCAGCCTTCCAAAAAAGCCACAGAGCAAGTTTTATTTATTGACCGAAGAAGATCTCGACAAAATAGAGAAAGCACCGTTGCGCCCTGCTGATCGCCTTCTGGTGACGATCCTGAAGGTGTTCGGGCTCCGTCCTGCGGAAGCTTTAGCTCTCCAGCCGACCGACTTCGATTTCAAGAACAAAGTGCTGCATATTACAAAAGCCCTGGAACTGGCGAACGATAACCGGAGCCAGATCAAGTCCACCAAGACCGAAGCATCCAGAGACATTCCAATCCCGGAGGAGCTCATCGCTCCGCTCCGTGATCATTTTCAGGCAAATCCGGGCTTTTTACTCTTTCCGAAGGCAGACGGAAGACCATACACCAAAAGCGCGTACAGACGGCTCTCTGAGCGCATTCACAAGGCGGTTAATGAAGTAGCGATCAATGAGAAGTTGGAAGAACTGAAGAAGGCGAACAAGCTCACGAAGATCTCTGAAGCCCAGATCCGGGCAACTGACTTCTTCCCGGATTTTACGCCGTATTGTTTCCGGCACCGAAGGGCGACGGATCTGTACTACCTCACCCAGACCGGAGAGATCTCCACGAAGAAGGCAGCTTATCTCATGGGCCACTCTGAGATCATCTTCCTGAAGACGTACTCACACATTGACGAAAGCAAGGAAAATCTGGACAGAATCTATGACGGTCTAAAAGTCGAAAATCTGTGAGAAATTTGTGAGAAGTGTGAGAAATTTGTGAGAAATAATGGTTAAAATCGGGCATCATCGGTAAGCATCGGGAAGATACAAAAAAAGAGCGGAAAGCCTAATATTTCAAGGTTTTCCGCTATTTTTAAGCCGTGAGCGTGCGGGGATTCGAACCCCGGACAACTTGATTAAAAGTCAAGGTATCAATTCAGTAATACCAAGGGTTTGCGCCATTTTTTGTGAGAAATTTGTGAGAAACATTTGTTCG